TGCTTATACTAATATGGGACCTATTATTGTTGGAATTCACCAATTTTTAGGTGAAGACAACTGTGTAGGTGCTGTAGAAGTTTTGCGTTCTCATATTGATCAAGCTATTGTTAAATTTGGTCCACAAATAGAATGTGGAAAACCAAGTTTTAGTAATGAGAAATTGGGACCTCTACATCAGAAATCTGTTCTGAGATGGGAAGAAAGTGGTCAAGCTAGAGTATATGGAAGCACAGTCCAAGGTTCTTTTAGAGCTAATCCTAAGAGTAGAGTAGAACCTACTATTATTAGTGAAGCTGCTCAAGAAGAAGGTTTTGTTAAGAGATGTGCTAAACCAGTCATGAAAGGTCCAGAAGTATGGCATAACAATGTTTCTCCAACACTAACTCAAGAATTTAATATAGATGAATCTATGTTGAAGGAATGTGTTAGTAATTATGCTTTAGATGTTATTGATAGATTAGAAACTCAGAAATTGTCTGAGATTTTTATCTTAGATGATGTCTCAACTCTTAATGGTGTAAAAGGTGTAAAGTTCTTGGATAAAGTTAATAGAAATACTAGTATGGGTTATCCATACAGGAAATCTAAAAGAAATTTCTTAATTCCTATAGAGAGTACTGAAATGTATCCAGATGCTGTCGAATATACACCAGAGATTAAAGAAGAAATAAAGCTTATTGAGGAAACATATGCACGTGGTGAACGATATATGCCTGTTTTTGTTATGAGTCTAAAGGATGAACCTATACCTCTAAAGAAAGTCCAAATTAAAAAGACTAGAGGTTTTATGGGAGGTCCAGCAGCTTGGCAATTTGTGTACAGAAAGTATCTTCTAATGTTTGTGAGAACATTCCAGTTAAATCCTTTTATTTTTGAAGGAGCACCTGGTATGAATCCCTTTAGCTGTTCTTGGAAGCGCCTCTATGAGTATTTGACTCATTTTGGTGAAGATAGAATGGTTGCAGGTGACTATGAAAAGTTTGATAAACGAATGTCCCCACAAATGATTCTAGCAGCCTTTGATTTTATAATTAAGATCTTACAAGCTGCTGGTTGGACTGAAGATATGATTAAACCAGTTAGATGTATTGCAGCAGATGTAGCTTTTCCAGTTACAGATGTACAAGGAGATTTTGTTGAATTTTTTGGTAGTAATCCATCTGGACATGCACTTACTGTTATTATCAATTGTATTGTTAACTCATTGTATATGCGTTTAGCATATACTAAGTTATCACCTAATAAGCATTGTAGAGATTTTCAGAAAAATGTTAGGTTAATAACTTATGGAGATGATAATGCTTTAGGTGTAAATCCATCTATACAATGGTTTAATCATACTAGTATACAAAAAGAATTAGCTACTATAAATGTGGTATATACTATGGCTGATAAGGATTCAGAATCTGTCCCTTTTATTAATATTAGGGACATTTCTTTCCTTAAAAGAAGATTTGTACCACAATCTGATGGACGTGTTAAATGTCCTTTAGAACGGGCTTCTATTGACAAAATGTTGACTATGTGTACTGCTAGTAGATCAGTTGGAAAAGAGAAGCAAGCCATA